AGTGGCGCTGACCTGAGTGGCGCTGCTATCTATTACTCGGACGGTAATTTTGACGTCAATTATCGTAGAGGTTATTTCTTGAGTCTCACGAACCTTGAAGAAATTGAAACGGAGATGCATCACGATGTTAAAAGCTGTCGTCGATGGTCGTTTACCTGGAAAAACGTTTTGAGAATCAAGAGCTGGAAGCTGAAGCCTGCCGCTGGATCTTTTGAAGCGATAGCTAAAAATGCTAGCGCCGCGGCAAAGGCAATTGCTGACGGCGTGAAATCTCAGAGTAATGACGAGAAATGCGCGCAGTCTGAAACGCCAGGGGTTAAAGTTGGCGACAGGGTTGCATTTAAGTATGGTGACGAACCAACAGAAGCTCTATGTGGCGATGTGATTGCGACGAAAGGTAGCGAAGCGGTGGTTGAGGTGAGCCAGCTATTGGGGCGCCGAGCATTCATTCTACCGTTTGATAAGCTGATCGTCATTCCGCCGAAATCACAAGAGCAATCGAACGATTGAGAGGTTTATGACTGAAGTGGAACGCTTGACTACTTGATAAAACAGTCAAAGCATTTTATAGCTAGGCGCTGGTGAGATTGAGCGGTTGGGAGGCCGCGATTGCCAGCGCCTAATCTGTATATTTCAGAGGTAGAGGAGGGATAACAAACATGGTCAAATGGCTAAAAATCGACAAACAAGACAAGACAAGGCGACGCCGTCAGGAGATCGGGCAGGTCGCCATTTATTATATTTCAAAACAAGCAATTATTATTGGCGACGAGCGAAAATGCAAGCCGTTGTCGCACTACATTCTTTTGCAGTCTTGGCAAGACCGAAACAAGAAACCGTACCAAAATATGCTGCGTAAGTTACAAAGCACTAAAGACTTGACTCTCATGCAGGCACAGCTCATCGCGAACAGTTACGGCGTGCACATCTCAGCCGTTTCCAAACAGTCAATACCAAAAGAGCTACGCGTCAATCTCTAGAATTATAATCATGAAAGATGACTTCAAATCATGTCCTAAGTGCGGCCGAAAGTATAAGCGGCAAGACAACTACGATATCCACGTGGCTGGCTGTAAACGCACGTCACCATCGACTCATGGTGGAGCCAGAAAAGGCAGCGGCGGCGTCAAGGGCAAAAAGACCCAAAAGGTTCTTGACCGTATGAAAGAGAAGCAGCGTATCTTGGATCGAATCACTAGAAACGCTGACAAGTTGTACGAGGCGCAGTTCCGACTGGCGACAGGCGTGCAGCTGCTGTTCGTTATAAAGACCGACCGCAAAGGCAACCGACTACCGGCTGAGCAAGTTACTGACCCTGAGACTATTGCGGCATTTCTCGATGGCGAGCTGGACGGCGTGGACGACGAGTATTATTTCATCGCTACGCAGAAGCCAGATAACAAAGCTATTAAGGACATGCTCGACCGAGCATTCGGCAAGCCAGTTGATCACGTTGACCTATCTGTCGATGTTCGCGAGAAGCAGCCGCCAAAGATCGTCTCGACTATCAAGCCGCGCAAAACGAAAGGCGAATAGTTTATGTCGCTAGAATTAAAGCCGAAGCAGCAAAGCGTTGTCGATATTATTAACGACTGTCCCGAAGTCGATACTATTTATTTGATTGGTGTCGTTGGCACTGGCAAGACAGACATTGCGGCGAGTATCGGCATCGATATTTGCGACACATTTGAGAAGACATACTGGACGGTGTTTCGCAAAAATATCAGCACGGCGAAGCGATCGGTGATTCCGTCGTATCTGACGATGCTCGATCGCAAGAACTTCAAGGAGGGCGAGGATTACACATATAACGGCCAAGACTATGAAATCAAGTTCCCCAATGGCTCAAAGATTGGCTTTGTGGAGGCGGACGAAACGAAAGATAGGAGCGGCCAGAAAATTAAGGGTATCAACGCCACCGCTAGCCATATTGACGAGGCTGACGAATTGTCACTGACGATGTTTACCACTGCCAAATCCCGCAAAGGACGCCGCAACACTAACGGGCAGCCAAGCATCGCTATTATCACCCTAAACCCAAATGATGTTGAGCATATTAAAGAGGTCTATATGCGCTGGAAGTACGGTGGAAATGGCAAGTATGAGCCACTACCATCAAACATTCGTGTGGTCGAGTTTGATTTGTCTGATTCATGGCAAATGCAATCAGACATTGACGCTATGATGACTAATCCGACGTGGTGGGTTGAACGGTATCTCAAAAATAACTGGGAATACCAGGACGAGAGCAAGACGATATTCCGTTCGAGTATTTTCGCCAAGGCGATCGTCAAGAGCTATAAGCCAGGGCGTAAGACTACCGGCTATGACGTGGCGCGTGATGGCGTTGACCGCAGCGTGGCAGCGGACTGGGAGAACCTGACACTGATTGACGGCAGCATCACGAAAGATTCAAGCGAACAGATGGAAACAGGCAAACAGGCAGAGTGGCTGATTGAGCATTCAGATAACTTCTCTATTGGTTACGAGAATATCGCAGTTGATGGCGTGGGTGTTGGCGTTGGTGTTATCGATGGGGGCAAAGACCGCGGTGCTGAGTTCGCGGTGTTTAAGTCTGGCTTTTCGCCCGACCCATTCCTAACATTCGATGACGAGCCAAAGAGCCGAGAGGATGCTGAGCGTTCACAGGAGCTGATGGCGTTTAACAATTTACGGTCGCAGGTGGCGTACATGCTAGCAATGGGTCTTGACAGCGGCAAGGTGAAAATCCTCGAGAGCTTTCCATTCCTCAATGAGTTTATTAAAGAGGCACAGATGCACCACCACGAGTACAAAGACAAGGTGTTTGTGTTGGAATCTAAGGAATCAATCAAGAAGCGGCTCGGCAAATCGCCTGACATATTCGACTCTGTATTGATGGGTTTTTGGCTACAGCTGAAGCACGAGGTAGTGATGGAGTGGGGCGGAATTATGTAATCCGTATATTTACAGTTAGAGGACTATATGAAATTGAAAGACTTTTTGCGCAAATTAAAGTTTCAAAAGCCAGACAGGGATACTGTCATTGAGGCGTGGATAGGGCTGCTGATGTTTGTCGGCGTGCCATTTTGTATTTGGCTATATTACGGCGGCAAGGTCGCCACAGTGGTATTTGTCAGCGTACAGCTGATATTTTGGTCGGTTTATTTATACAGGAGCAATAAGTAGATGGGAATTATTAAAACAGCCATGGGATTAAGGGGCGAACGACGTGTGAGTGGCGTTGACCCCGCTTTTCAGAGATTATCAATGTTTGATCATTACCGTGCCAGCAGTTACGCGACAGCTTATCCTAATATTCGAACGGTTGCCAATAAATACATGACAGTGCGACCGTTTGCTATTGACGGCAACGGCAAGCAAGTACCACATGAAGTCATTAACGCCCTGTACCACCCGAATAAATCCGACAGTTCGGTGGCATTTGCTGAAAAGATAGCCGTTTCGACACTGTCTCTACGGAAGACGTACATTTTGGTTTGGAGCAACTATGGCGGAGTAGCAAAGCCTGGCGGTGACTTCAGGGGGCAGGGCGGCAAGAATATTGCCGGCTTTACGTTCTTGGAGTTTCCGCGAGTTGCACGAGTTGGCGACAAGACAACATACACAGTCGGCACACAGACGTTTACTGAAGATGAAGTGCTGGTATTACCTGGTGGTGTTGATCCAAACGACCTGTACGCCGGCTATTCACCATCTGAAGCGTCACGTCGCTGGGCGACGCTAGATGATTACATCGCTGATTTCCAGGCTGGATTTTTTGAGAATGGAGCGGTACCGGCTGGTCAGTTCATTATTACCGCACCAACACGGCAATCATTCCAAGAGAGTGTGGCGATGTTGCAAGACGCTCATCGCGGAGCAGGGAGCAATAATAATGTCACTTACACGCACCGACCAGTTGACTCTAAGACTGGTAAACCGTCGACTACTGCAGCCGTTGAATGGGTGCCGTTCTCTCAACCAAACAAAGATATTGACTTCGAGAACTTGTTTAAGCAGGTTGATAGGCGGATTGACACGTCATTTGGCGTATCGGCAATCATGAAAGGCATTGACGACACAGCTACGTACGCTAACGCTCAAGTGTCAAAGCAGGTGTTTGCTGAGAATGTCGTTGATCCGCTACTACTACGCAACTACACACAGTTGACTCACGAGCTGAACCGAATCACTGGTGGTATGGGAATAGCTATTACCTACGAGTTCGCTATCCCGCAGGTCGTCGACGAGGTCAAAGTGCAGGCTGAGGCTGATGATATTCGTATCAATAGCATTCTGAAACTGGAAGCCGCTGGCTACAGTACCGAGAGCATCATCGATGCGCTGAAGTTGCCGAACAACTTTAAGCTACTACGCAAGGGTGACTACCAGCCGCCAGAGATTGAAAATGACAAGCCAGATGTTGATGAGGGCGATGAAGTAGCAGACGCACCAGATCGCCGCAAGGTTGGCGACACGGGGGTTTGGGGAGAAGCGAACAGCACCAGCCCAAAAGCATCAGCCGATAATCAGCCGCAGACGCTCGATGATTTTGAGCAGCTGATTTATGATGCAACGACTGAGTTTATGCAGAAGCAAGTCGACCGAGCGATTGCTGAATCACGCCAGACGGCCGAAAACAGCACTGAAGAAGACGACGAGCAGAACGAGTTTGCGGAGGCATTGTTGTTGATTATCGTGGCGTTGATGATAGTTCAAGGTGCGATTTATTTTGAGGACGGCAAACAGTTGTTGATAGACAACGGCGTGTCTACTACTGAGTTAACTGGCTTTGTAGTAGCGGCATCGACACAGGAAGCTTACCGAGGTTATTTGCTAAACGTGGCGCGCTCATACGCTGACGATACAGCCGTCTCAATCCGTCGTGTGCTTGATCATGCGGCATCTCATGGCTGGGCACAATCTGAGCTAGAGGAGAAACTGCGTGGCATTATGAAGACCGACGAATGGCGAGTGCAGCGAATGGCTCGCACTGAGATCTCACGAGCTGATGCACTGTCAAGCGTTGAAGCCATGAAGCAGGTGCAAAACCAAACAGGAACGCTGATCGAGAAAGCCATGGAGAGTGAAACTGGCAAACCATGTGAGTTTTGTGCCACGCTAATCGATAAATGGGTGGCTGTTGACGAGCCAATCTTGAATCTGAATGAGGCAATCATTGGCAGGGACGGTGGCATATTCATCAACAACTTTGCACAGAACGATGGCTATGATGTCCATCCGAACGGGCATTGCCACCCGAAATACCGCGTCGTCAAGGCATATCTCAATGCTGAGCGGCGAATTATCGATGACGAGATGGCTGATCTGGATTTGCGATGCGAGGAGTGCGGCCGCTATCTGAACATCAAGGGCGTCACACAGATGATCGCACAGGTGCGCTGTAGTAACGCGAAGTGTAAACATGTCAACAATATCAAGATTGTGAACGCCACTTCGACAGACGACCAGGTGCGTTATGAGTTCGATAAATCGTAATCTGTAGTCTTAGAAATAAGACGAGAGCAAGACGCTCAAATTGGACGGGCAAGCAGGAGTCGAAACATTAACTTTAACAAGGAAATAAAGCATGAAGTTCTGGAAGTGGAGCAATTCCGTTCTATCGAATAATCAAGAGCTTATACTTGACGGGCCTATCGCGAGCGATACCTGGTGGGGCGACGAAGTCACACCTGACCTCTTTCGCGAAGAACTCAAGCAACATGCGGGCGATTTGACAGTTGTCATTAACAGCCCCGGTGGCGATGTGTTCGCAGGCTTGGCGATTTATAACGCACTTGTGAATCATAACGGAAATGTCACTGTCAGGGTTGATGGTTTAGCGGCGTCGATTGCATCAGTAATTGCGATGGCAGGCGACAAGATTATCATGTCGCCAGGCTCAATGATCATGATTCACCGCCCGTCCGTTTATGCGGCTGGCACGGTGGACGACATGGAGAAAGCCAAAGATGTGTTGCTGAAGATCGAGGAGGGCATCACGCCTATCTACGCCAAGCGAACAGGGCTGAGCGATGAAAAGATCACTGAGCTGCTGGAAGCGGAAACGTGGATGCTTGCCGATAAGGCTGTCGAGCTTGGTTTTGCCGATGAGGTGTCTGAAGCACCAGAGAAGCAAAAGCAAGACGAGGGTGTACAGAATGTTATGGGTATGAACTTTGCATTCAGTATGTCAGCCGTAAAGCAGGCAGATGCCAAGCCAATGCAGAGCCTGGTTGAACAAATCAAGGCGAAAGCAGAAACGGAGGCAGCTAAGGCGACGGAGCCGACCGAAGACGCAACTGAACCTGAGACGAAGACTGACGAAACAGCGGTACCGGAAGCCGCGCCAGAGGCTGAGCCTACTGACGAAACTGAGCAATCAGCACCGGATGAACCAACTGATAACAATCCTGAGGAGGATACGGAAATGGATCCGAAAGATATTGCAAAGATGCAAATTAAAGAACCAGCTGATCCAGCAGCTGTCGACAAAGGTACTGTCGTAAATTACCTGGAAACGCCAAAAGCATTAGAAGATTTTGCTGACGTGCTGGTAGCACAGGCAGGAGCAGGTGCGGCAGCTGTTCGTGAAGCTTGGATGGACAAGCTTGAGGCGAACGGTGTACAGATGGCTGTCACTGGTGCTGACAAATTATTCCCAGCTCCAGTTGTTGAGGCAGTTGAGAGTGCATTTAAGGCTGGCGGACCAATTTGGAACCTAGTCGATAAAACTGGACTGGATGCCTACAACACCGCTTGGGATACCAATACTGACGGTGCACTAGGTCACAAAGCCGGCACAGACAAGAAAGAGGCTACGATTGCTATCGAAAACCGCGTGCTTGAAGGTCAATATATCTACAAGTACCTCACTCTCGATAAAGAGACTATCCGCAAGAACAAGAGCACTGGCTCGTTATTGCGTTACGTATTGCAAGAGTTGCCAAAGCGGATTATCGCAAGTATCGAGCGTGCGATCGTTATCGGCGACGGCCTAGTCGACACTAGTGACGACAAGATCAAGTCGTTTGTATCTGTCAAAGCCGACGCTAAGGCTGGCAACGTGTTTGCGAAAACCTATACGCCAAAAACAGGGGAAAGTCGCCGTACTGCTATCTTGAATGCACGCGACTTAATCGAGGCTGAGGGCGACGTTTACATCATTGCAAAGCGTGGCTACCTCACTGCCCTGAAAGATGAGCGAGGTACTGACAAGCATATGCTGTACACTCCAGGCGTTAACATCTTGGAAGACTTGGAGCTTGCTGGCAAGTTTACGCCACAGTGGTTCAACGACACCAACGACGCCGAGAACGATGCATACTTGGTTGTATTTGACAAATACAAGGTGGTTGGTGATCAGTCAATTGAGAGCTACACCAACTTTGCGTTGAAGCAAAATAAGCACGAATACTTGCAGGAAATCTTCGCAGGTGGTGGCTTGAGTGGCATCGCAGCAGCAGTGGCTATTAAACACGTAGCCTAACAGAGAGGGGCGTAGAAATGGCAGCATTGGTAACTAAAGAAGATATCGAGGGCGTACTTTTACGCCCCCTTTCTGATACCGAGAATAAGTACTTTGAGCAGTTATTGCAGCAAGCGACGGAGACACTGGAAACACTGCTAGATGTCAAAATGCAGGGTGAGGCAAATACGCCACGTCAGTATGAGACAACTTGCGGTTCGCGTTTCCTGGTCGTCGATCCGTTCACTAGTCTATTGCCAGAGGTGACGACAGAAAGTGGCAGGCCGCTGGTGGTCAAGTCAGTGAGTCAAGGTGACGAATTGAATGCCAGCTGGTTCAACGTCATCGAGATGGTTGATCAGCTGGAGGCGGGGCGACATGTTGTCAAGGCGGCGTGGGGATATGGCGAACCGTTGCCATACAGATTAAAAATCCTCATTGCACGGCTATTTGACACGCTGTCAATAGCTAATCAAGGTAGTTTTTATAACAATGTAAAATCTGAAACAGTGCTGAGTCATTCAGTGACATATGACAACACCAAGCAAGTTATCGACCAGTTCGCTGAGGCGAACGTTGATCTACTGGCAAAGTTTGTAAAGCCAATCAGCAGTTGTGTGGTGTCTGGTTACACTGATACGCCGCTAAGTCAGCGTGGAGTTCATCGCTATGATATTCCGCGATGACATCACCTTAGTTGCACCCGTAGACGGTGTATACCGCCAGACGGGAGGCGAGCGGCACAGCGTGAAGTGTGTCATCGAGCAGACGAGCGGCTTGACCCGTGGCGGTAGCTACGATGCCATGACAGGCGACGCTAGAGCGTATCTGGATGGCCGAGATAGATGGTTGTCGTTAATTGGCTACTCGATCGAGGGGTATTTTGCCGAAGTGACGCTATTTGGCGTTAAGCGAGTGTACCGCGTTGCTAATGTGGCAGTTGGTAGAGTGGTTGTCACTAGCGGTACAGTGCAGCACGTTGAAATTGAGCTGGAAAGGCTCGACAGAGAGGTGTAATCGTGCCGGTGGTCGACAATACAGTCGCCGTCAAACGATTCTTCCAGAATCAGGCAGCGACAGGATTGAACGCAATGGCGAATCACACTCTGACAGTATCCAACCTCACCGCACCGTTCAGACGTAGAGGGTCGCTCAAGTCCCGCAATGTCGAGGTACGGCGAATTGGCAGAGATGCTATCAGATTGACATGGAAGCCAGTCTACTCGCAGTACCAGAACCGCGGCAGGCGTGCGAATGGCACTCATGTGGTACGTAAGTACACTACATCTGGCACTGGTAAAGGTTTCGTTGATGAGGGTGTGAGAAGCACCATGAAAGATTACAAGAGGTTTTTTAGATGAATGTAGCATTGGAGATCGCAAAGGTAGTGGCTATTGCCGTTGGTGGAGAGCTTGGCAAAAATGTGTTTGTCGGGCGATTACCAGCAAACAAAAGCCAAGACGGTATGGCGGCAGTTGCGGCTAACGGCGGTGAATATGACGGTGGTAACTTAGGTAATACCAAACTGACCACCGAGCTAACGATTACCGTATTAAAAGCTGATGCGGCCGAGCTATACGAGCTTGACAGCAAGCTACGTACGGCACTAATGCAATTGCCATACACTGACGCGAGATTCATTCGTGTGAGCGTATTTCCGATGCAAGACAGCGCCTATGAAGCCTCTGAACTACGGATGGGGGTATGGAGTGCCCAATCTGTAACATTAGTTTTGAAAGATTAAGCAAAGGAGTAATTAAATGGCAGCAATCGATTACGCCGGCTTGAACCACGACCTATATTTCGGGGACAAGACTGGTAAAAACTTCAAGCAAGTCCTGGGTGTGAACGACCTGGATTTTGACAACGACAAGGATGAGGTGACGCGTGATTTCATCGACGGCACGAACCTCAAACTTATCAAATCGTTCAAATCGACCATCAAATTTAAGGTGACGGACATTGGACAGGATAATCTCAAGAATATCGTGCCTGGCTATGTCTATAACAGTGGCGAGACGATTGACGGCACTACTGGCATTACTGTCGGTACAAAGGGTGCTGTACAGGTTGGCTTACAAAAAGGCAGCTCGGCACAGGTACCTGGCGTGTTCAAGCTGGTGCCGAAATTAGCAGCTCAAGCAGGCCATACGTTGTACATGCTCGACGCTACGGCAACCCTGAGTGACATCAGCCAAGAAGACGGTTTGACTGAGTTTGAAATCAGTGTAACCGGCAAGTTGATCAAGGGCGACCTGACATTTGCGTAACAGGGGTGACACGGTACTAAAAACACCGTGTCAATACCTAAATTGATAAAAAAATAATGTAGTTATTACAACTACGGAATGGAGAATGAGATGGCGTTTGTTCTGAAAAAGAAACAGCCCGAGAAGCGTGTATTGCTGGATATTGAAATGCCAGCAGACGGTGACGAACCAGCAAAGCACTACAAATATCTAATTCCGCGGGTAAAGCAGTACAAAGCTCTTGAAGCAAATACTGCACGATTAAGCATTGGTGGCGAAGACGGTAAGGCCGTTACTGGTAGCGCGATTGTTATGGATGTTGTAGCTCGAGCGACAGTAGTTGAGGGCGGGCTATCTTTAAGAGATTTGCTTGATGCACTTGATAATGACAACGTCGATGCACTGCTGCTTGAAATTGTGCGATTAGCAACCACAGGGCTAACTAAGCTAGCCGCTGAGGGTGTTGAGGTGCGAGAAGTCGAGGCGTAGCCATGAACGAGAACAATCAGCCTGGATACGATATCGAAAAGTACGAACAGTATTTGAAGATTCAGGCTGATAAAGTTCTCACAAGCTTTGAGGAGAGAGTGCATATAATCTTACTCAACTATCCGCAATACACGCACGAGCAGGTTTTAGAAATGGACGAGGCTGACGCGGTGGAGCTAGCAAAAGCAGCAATACGTCGCGAATGCGAGCGAACGCTGAGCCTCCTGTCTGTGATAGCAGCAGCACAAAATAAGGACGCTTACAAGAAGATGTATAGTTCTTTGACAAAAACTATAAGGGGTTTGAGGTGATCTTATCCATCACGACGAGAAGTATTGACGTAGCCGCGCTTAGCGTTGTACGTATCAACAATCTCGCCAGCTTTGGCAATTGTTTTAACGGACCCAAGGTAGGCGTATCCACAGGTAAACGTGTACATCAACCCTCGAGTAATTCTTCCCATGTAGAACCATGGCAGCCCATTAAAAAATGGAATCAAACCGATCAGAGCAAGCTTTTTGAATGTTTCAACATCTTTCATTATAAGATCCTTTCTTTAGTAAAGAAATTATACCACGGAAACGAAATATGAACCAAGGAACAATAGTAGTTACCTACAAAGTTGACAGGTCAAAATTTGACAAGTCTGTTTCTGATGTTCAGAAAAAAATGAAGAGTGCCGCCAAGGATAATGACGAACTCACCAAGAAGATGGCTGATTCTTGGAGCAAGATTGGAACTGGATTCAAGCAATTGGGGACTGGTATTAAAAATGCAGCAATTGAAAGTGCTGCAATTGTCTCAAAAGAGCTGATTCAGCCAATCACTAACAAGTTAGCACCGCTAGCAAGTAGAATTAGCGCAGGATTTGCAAATATTGGCAATCGTATCGCCACGTTCTTTTCACCAATGACTAACGCTGCAAGCAAAGCTGCTAGTGCAATATCTGCAGCATTTATCGGAGCGCGCAATGCTGTTGCAAATACGTTTAGTAATATTGGCGCTTTCATATCATCGAAATTATCTATCGCCGCTAATGCAGTAACCAGCTTTGCAGCTAAAGTCGGTCAAGGCATGGCGTTAGTGGCGCAAAAACTCGCCGCACCATTTATCTGGTTAGGCAAGGGTATAGGCACGATCCTAGCCCCTGTCGCACAAAAAATGATCGCAGTATTCGGTGGAATCGGTGGCGCGATTGGGCGTAACTTGGCGCCCGGGCTGTCGATGATTGGTGACGGTATTTCTAGTATGTTTAGTGCGCTTGGCGGGAAAATTAGCAATGCCGTTGGTGGCATGGTTAGCCAGGTGATGCCGCACATCAACTCTCTGGCTAGCGGCTTAAAGGAGAAACTAGGCGGTGCACTGAGTCATGTAGGCAGCGTGGCTAGCGGGCTGGGTAAGGCATTCGCTGTTGGAACGGCAGTCGCAGCAGTAGCGATTGGTGGGCTAGCCAAAAAATCTGTCGAGGGATTTGCAGAATGGGAGCAGTTGGTTGGCGGTGTTGACACACTGTTTAAGAAGTCGAGTGACACAGTTCAGGCATATGCGGCGAACGCTTATAAAACAGCAGGACTATCAGCAAACCAATACATGGAGACCGTCACAAGCTTTTCAGCGTCATTATTACAAGGTCTGAAAGGCGACACTGAAAAATCAGCTCAATATGCTCATATGGCCGTTACAGACATGGCTGATAACGCCAACAAAATGGGCACTGACATCGCAAGGATTCAGGATGCCTATCAGGGTTTTGCGAAAGATAACTACACCATGCTCGATAACTTGAAACTTGGCTATGGTGGTACTGCTGGCGAGATGGCACGCCTTATCAACGACACTGGCGTAATGGGTAAAGGATTTAAGGCGACGGCAGAAAATGTCAAAGATATTCCATTTGACAAGCTCATCGAAGGAATCCACAAGGTTCAAGAAAACATGGGCATTACCGGTACGACCGCTAAAGAAGCTAGCGAGACTATTAGTGGTAGCTTTTACTCAATGAAGTCGGCATGGTCGAATCTTGTTGCTGGGTTTGGTAATGAAGACTTGGATCTGAGCCAGTTGATAAATAACTTCACAGGCTCGTTTGAGACATTTCTAAAAAATCTAACACCAGCGTTATCTAAAGCAATAGGCGGTATTGCGCAGGCTTTGCCGCAAATTATAACACAATTGCTGCCATTGATTCCCCCAATTATGGGACAGCTATTACCGGCTATTATCCAGGGGGTTATCATATTGTTGCAAGGCTTAGTACAATCAGCACCACAATGGATTGGTCAAATTGTAGCTATGGTGCCGGTGCTAGTTCAAGGCTTTATGCAATTATTTATGGCGCTTTTGCAAGCTGCGCCGCAGATTATCGCAGTAATAACACCGATGATTCCACAAATCGTCGATAGTCTGGTCACAACACTGACGGAGCCGACTATGCTACAGGCGCTGATCATGGGTACGATTCAGTTATTCTTAGCTATGATTGAAGCATTGCCTACAGTTATTAACGCGCTGGCTGGTGCGGTTCCAAGAATCGTTACTGCGATCGTGCAGACGCTAACGCAGCCGGCGTTCCTACAAAGCCTAGGACAAGCTGCAGTACAGTTACTATTTGCGTTGATACGTGGAATCGGCAGTATGATTGGACACGTTGGCAGTGCCGCTTGGCAGGTTATTAGCGCCATCGTTGGGGTGTTATCACCGTCAAGTCTGTGGAATGTCGGAGTTAATTTCATTAAAGGTTTATGGAACGGAATCAACAATGTCACTGGTTGGATTCTAAATAAAATAAAAGGGTTCGGCAAGTCTGTGCTCGATGGCATTAAGAGTTTCTTTGGTATCCATTCACCGTCGACTGTCATGGCAAAGATGGGTGGATTTTTAGGACAAGGATTTGCTAACGGTATCACTGACAGTATTGGAGGTGTGTTATCAGCGGTCGATACAATGAATGGTGCGGTTTCTGGCAGAATGACAACTTCGCTGTCGCCGGATTTTAGTGTATCTGGTAATGGTAGTATCTCTTTACGAGCCGACGATATCTGGGACGGTAAAAACAATGGCGGCTCTAATGATGGGTATCCGCAAATCAACCAAACCGTCAACCTGACAAACGGCATCGATATTGATCAGTATAACCGCAGCTTGGTGCAGCAGATGAGGAGGGGCTAGATATGAGAACGTATGACGTACAGATCACTAATATGCGCACTAATGAAAGTGTGTTTCTGGCAGGCAGTAAACAAGGGCTATCACACCTAACGCCGCCACTGAAAGGCTTTGGCGACCCTGACGTACGCAACAGTCAGTATGTGTTTTCTGGTGCTGATGGCGGTAGTGTGGATGAGCAGTTTTATGGTGTGCGACAAATACCATTGAGTTTTTTCGTGGCAGTGGAGCACGACGGAAGACTTGCTGAGATGCACGCCGAGATGGCAAAAATTGCCAGAACCA